CGCTGGACACAAACAATAATTCCTTATTTCTCAGGTGACTAACCTCCCCTACCACTTCGCCGCTAGGATTATGGATTCCAATTTGCGCTCCTACATAACGCTTGAAATCCTGCTCAATGACAAAAAAATCGCCACGCTCACAAAGCATCCCTTCGATTTGACCACGGGTTAAATACCCCTCGTCATTAAACGATATTACTAAATGGCGGCATTTAGCAGAGGAAATAATCTTACGCATAGCCGATTCGGCTTCGCGCTTCCTATTGAAAGCGCTGGACCTTTCCTTAACATCGATACGCTTACAGGCTACACCGTAAACTTCCGGCTTATCCCATAATACCAGGGACTCCCAGATATGGTAGTTACCCAGATAGTTATGCTGGTTATACGGTGGGTCGATATAACAAATATCGCCATCGATATTATCGACTATATCAAGCGCGTCTGCCTGATACGCTTCCCCCTTTCCAGAGGCTGCTCTATTCAGGATATTCGGCAATCGTAAATTTAGGTCGTTATTTGACCTTGCAGCCCATTTTTTTAAATAGGCCATTTGCAAGCCAGTAGTAGAATCTACGCGGTCGGCTGCTTCCATTAATGAAACCAGAATTATCGCTCTGATTTCAGGGTCCAGATTTAGCTGATTAATTCGCTCCCTGATAGCATCGATACGCTCGCCATTTTTCGGCTGGAAAAATCGGCTCTTTTCGCAAAATGTTTCAGTGAAGTAGCCATAGCGCCCAGGTAATTGATTTAGCTCTGCAATAATCTTTAGTGCGTCATTGGCGCAATCTTCCCTATCTGCGACCACGTAGCAATTCGCTAACTGCTTTGCATACGCATTAAGGTCGTTTGAAATAACCCTATAACCTGCCGCTTTAGCAGCATGCCCTACCCGACTGGTACCTGAAAACAAATCGATTACTGTACCGTTAGGAATCAATCCCTTAAAGGTTTCGATAATGGTTGGTAACAGGGTACGCTTTGAACCTAGATATTTAATCATCGGTACCACCTTCTAGCCTTACCAGTACTTCCATCGGTATAACCCTCATCATAGCAACGATTAGAGGGGAGCGGGTTACGTTCATATTCTGCCCTGAGAATACGTGCTGCCCAGATACAACCCAGCTGAATACCTAAGGCAAAGCTACCAATGCCAATTACGATTACATAAGCGAATAAATCGTCCGTCATAATATCACCTAAAATAGCAGCATTTGACCTGCCGGTTTTACTGGTTCGATTGCTGATATTTCCGGCTCAATATCAGTATTCGTTTCTGGCTTTACCCTACGGAATCCACCTCGGTACCAGGCATACGTCCTAATCGGGGGGTTTATCTGTTTCATACTGAGCGCATTACCATGCACAATTACCGCTGGAATATCGGCTAGTGTGAACGTGATATACGACATATTAACCGATAAATAATCCACGTCCCAGCACTCTGCCACCATATGCAAGGCAGGGTTAAACCCCTCGGTGAGTAGTACGTTAGCGGCCGCTAGTATCTGCCTTCCTGCCCCTACGCATGGTTCCCCAATAGTGACATAGGGCTGGCTTTGCAGCATTTCCCTAACCTGCCGCATTTCCATCTGAGCCATTAGGTTACACAATTCCATAGGGGTAAAGAATTGCCCTAGCCTTTCGTTACCCATATCCAGCTGCTCAAATACCAACCCCAGAACGTCATCGTAAACACCCTTCCTTTTATGGGCATTATTCATGGCATTTACCAGCATCGATACGATATAAGTAAAATGGTCTGCGTCGGCTTTATCGTATTTCTGGATGGTTCTAAGGTATTCAGATTCGTTCTGCTCCCAGACTGGGGAACCAGGCATTACCAAGCAATTCTGTAAAGCCAGTGAATAAAGCTGGCAGAAATCGGTAAACAGGGTTCTGGGGTTAACACTACCACTAAACCTGCCGAATTCTTTTACGATGGTTTCGGCTGAATGGGTTTCTGGGGCGGTTTGCTTAATATTAGTCATTATCGCTCTCCGTCTCTATCCAGTGTTTTTTGACGGGCTTAGTGGTTTTTTTCTTAGGTCCGATTTCCTCTTTTTCACCGCTAATAGCAGCTTGAAACATAGCCACCATGCTAGGGTCGGGTGGTTCAAATCGTGCTGCCTCAATAATAAACTTAAATGCTGTGCTACCCTCTACTGCGAAATCAGAACGTGCCTTAAGCATGTAAACGTTGCTAACCCCGATACCGTTAGCCATTACGCCTGTTCTATCTGCCTTTCTGGGACGCCAGACTGACATGATATTATCGGCTAACTGCTTTAATCCAGAGGAACCCTTTAGGTCACTCATCTGGATAATTCGGTTATCCCTATGCTTTTCATCACTACTGCTATGCTGCCTGGGGTGTGCTACCACCACAATATGGACCTTTGTATCCACTGCTATTTCCGCCAGCATTTTCATCATCGCATCTAAATCCGACCGCTCATTAGGACCCTCATCCACCATGAAATGGATATGGTCCACCAATACGAATTTAACACCTAATTTCCGAATTGCGTAAATCAGGGTATTTCGCATTGGTTCAATACGGATACTGCCATAGCGGGTTAATACCCATACCGGTAAGCGCTCCAGCGCATCTAGCGTTACGTCTAATTTCTGGTCACTCAGGCTATCCGGGGCAGACTGGGACCACTGCCTTACCCACTTATCCAGCTGCCTCTGAGCGCCCATTTCAAATGGGCATACAAGGGTTCTGATACCCTGCGTAGCCATTTGCAAAGCCCACTGGGAAGCAAAGGTAGATTTACCGCTGGAAGTGTCCCCAGTAACCAGGGTTACTTCCCCATCTCTAACGCCTCCCATTACTACGTCTAAATCCGTCCATCCTGTAGATATACCTCTGGGGTTAGTACCCCTTAGGCTTTTCTTATAGGCTTCCCTTAATTCGGTAATTCTCACTACCGAATCACCACCTGACGGTTTAGCAGCATCGATAAGGGCCTTTATGTTAAAGGCATTACCTAGCGCCTGTAATGCCTCATTTGCATCCTTTACCGTATCTGGCCAATTGCCCAGCCTTACACGGTGGTTCCCTAATTTCTCTGCCAGACTAATAGCACCTTTTCGGCCTGCCTCATCATTATCGTAAATAACGACAATATCCTCGCATGCCTCTAACTGTACGGTCCAGCTATCGCTCCAGCCTGTTTCACCTGTAGTAGTAGAAACAACGTTATCAAAACCTGCTACAATTACCGATAATGCATCGATTTCACCACCTACGATAAGCAGGGTTTTAGTGGTATTGATTCCGTTAGGGGCAAATAATACCGAATCACCACCTAACAGACGCCTAAAGGATTTCTCTGAGGGTGGTACAGAACGCAGCTTAATCACCGCTGCCGAGTTAGGGTCCGGTCTGCCATTATGCCAGCGGGTAAAGGCAGGGATAACTAACCAGCCGGGTTTATCCGTTGCAGGCTCTACTACCGTTCCAGGCATTACCCTACGTGGCCTATCAGAATCCGTTGTACCGTCTGCATTAGAGCACCACCCTAAGCGGTAGCGCTCTGCTACCTCTAACGTGATTCTACGCTCTGCAAGGTACCTTCTAGCGCGTTCGGCACTGGGGGCAGAGGTAAGGGCTAGGGTCCAGCGCTCTACGTCACTAGAAGCCATTACAGAGCGCATTTCCCTAGCCATACGCTCTACGGTTTCCCTTTCTGGGTCGGTACCAGAAACAGAACGTACATCATATACCAACCCCAGCGCACGCTTAAGGGTTAATTCGTTCCCTTTCGCATCACACCTTTTGCAATGCCACTGAAAGGTTTTCGCATTTAGATAGCAGTGTTTTTCCTTACCGCACTCTGGGCAATCCATAACGATTTCCGTACCGACCTTTTTATGGTCGATACTGTTACGCCTAAGAAAATCCTCTGCGGTATCACTCTGCATTAGTAATTCCCCGCTTTACGAAACCCTGAGGGTAACGCGCCTTCAATTTATTGATATTTTCAACTGCAATTTCTGCCAGTGATAGCCCGTTTACCTCTGCCAATACGGTAAGGTACCAGAGCACGTCCCCTAATTCTTCGCGTAAATGCTCTGGGTTTATTGGTTTACCGTGTCGCTCATTCTTTTTAATGATTTCTGCGACCTCCCCAGCTTCCCCTGCCAAGCCCAGTGCAAGGTACCAATTCGGCGGGTTTTCCCCTGACATAGTAGCGGTACGCATAGCGTTATGCTGGTACCATGCCAGAGCAGTTTTAGTCATTTCCACCATCATTACGTCGCCTAATTTCTGCGTAGTCATATTTTCCTGCGTCTAATGGTTTCTCTGGCTACCCGCTCTATTTCCTTAGCGGGTTCTATTTCATGCTTTGTGGTCGGCCTGGCAGCTGTATGGGCTAACCAGCGCTCTATCCTCTCTGTTTTCCAGCAATGCACACAATCTGTAAAACCTCCGTTGGTATGGAATTCAGATTCCATCATACGGTCCACTGCAATCTGTAATTGTTTCATCGTGTAACCGTCCCTGAGCCTAGCGCGCACTATGGCTACTCTGGCATGGGTATATTCTACCGCTTTCGTCCGGCCGGTTTTTTCTCTCCAGTAATCCAGCGCTTTTACTATTTCGCCGGTTTCTGGCTTTTCTCTGTTTTTAACCGGGTCGGTAAATACGAATTCTACGCCGTCCCATTTAGGGTTTCCATCGTCCGGTAGATTACCAATAACCTCTGACATACCACCAAAGGCTTCTAATTCGTCCGGCAGGGATAGGTCTATTTCCAGCATACGCATAATATCGTTACGCTTGAAATGTACCGTACTTGCCCCCTTACGGAATCTATCCTGAGCAGATAACCAGAGTACCCTAGCGCGCAGTCTAGCAACATTAACGTCTTTAGGTTCTGCGCTCATTTATCACCTAGAACGGCAAATCTTCCCCTAAATCACCACCTGGGGTTTCTGCTTCCTCTGCCAGAGGGGGCAACATCGTTTCACCATAGGCATCCACCAATACTGCCTTTTCGATTGCAGTAAGCGGCCGAAAATTAACTGCCTGCGTCTGCATGGTGGTTTTACCGTTATATTCGTTAGGGCTGGTTTTAACCGTCATTTTACAGATACGGTCCAGTAGTGCCTTTTCTACCTCTTTTGGGTCCGTTGCATCGAACGGAATCAAATAACCTACCACCCTGAGAAACCGAATAAATCGGGGCAGCGCCTTATCACTAAGCCAGAAACGCTGGTATTTCAGAATACGACCCTTTTGCGCTGAATTAGGGTCATGAATCTGAAAAGCCAATTCCACAAACTGCGTTCCGGTTTTAGTAACGTCTGGGAAGGCATCCAGAACGAAACACGTATATTCACCATCTGGAATAGGAACGCTGCTAGGCTTAATCTTTTCATCCCAGCTTTTATCACCTGCATTAATCGTAGCCACTGTAGCACCTTAGTTAAAGGGAAGGGAAACCCCTATATGGGGCAGATAGAGGAACGGAATCAAGCCCTGCGTCTGCGAGTGCTATCTACTGGGGTAGCGGGTTCCTCTACCGGTGTAGGGAGCGCTACAGGCTTTGTGGCTACATACTCTGCCGAATCGGTATCGTTATGCGCTACAGTCAAATCAGGGTAGCTATAGAGTAGCAGGGAGCCTAGCGTGGTTTGTCCAGGCGTTCTGGTATTAAGCGTTGCAGCTGGCCAACCCGGAGCAGGTTTCGTTAATGCGGCCGCTGTAGGACTCTGCCAGCGTATTGCGTGCTGCAAGCTACCGTCCCCATTTTTCCGAACCATAGCCAAACCTACCGCATTAAAGAATTGCCCCATTGAATAAGGCAATTTCTGACCTGCCAGCATAGGAATAGTGGTTTTAACTTGCTGGTCATCGGTTTTATCCTCTGCCAGAAATAGGAATATCGTATTGCAGGGTAATGCACGTTGCTGCGTCCAGACGGATTCACATCCACTGGTAAGCTGGCCCCATTTCTCAAATCCCATATTAATAGCACCTGAATCGAAATCCAGCCTATCCTTTATGCCTGATTCAACCCCTGCCAGTTTATTAATAGCCAAGCGTTGCAGGTCGGTAAAGCTATCTACAACCAACGTCTGGTAAACCAGCGTCTGCCCATCGATATTAATTTCGCATGCCGATTGCCCGTCAATATCGATAATCTTAGCAGCTTTACAGGCATCGAATACCCTACGGAAATCTTCCCACGTTTCGATAATTACCACTAATGCATCTGGATTTGCATTTGTGATACTGGCTAATCCCTGGGGTTCTGTAAGCAGAATCAGGGGACGTGGGGAACGTGCCGCCCATTCCGTTTTACCCGCACCACTTGCTCCCAGAATAGCAACCTTTAATACCGGCCTACGCTGGAACGTATCCGATGCCTTACCAATACGCATAAGGAACCCTCTGTTAAATAAACCCGTCAATCGGGATTGTGTCATATGTAACGCTGCAAGCTGCTAGCATCAACCTATTTTTTACGCTCTGCCAGATTTAATTCCGTATGGCCACCGTTAGCAGCTACAGTGAACCCATACGCATCCAGGCGGTTATGCGTAGAGCACAAAGCAGCATATTCGCATAAACGGTTATACTGCCAGCACATAGCCGATTGCCTTACAAAGGTATCTGCCTCTGGTAGTGCTAAAGTACGCTCTGCCCAGATTTGCACGTTTTCACCTGCAATATGGCCATTTCGGTACAGGTGCCATTTATCGGAAACCTGCTTCCATTTCCGCATTTGTAATGCGCTCTGGTAGATTTCCGATTGAACACGGGTAATTTCCGATTCATCGAACAATTCGGTATATCGATTAAACCAGAACCCCAGAGCATCACGTTTG